AAAATACTTACCTACTGTTTATTCTAATATTGAAGTTTTAGGATGGTTTAAACAAAACCCAGAAATGGAGAAAAATTATAAGTGGAGTAGAAAGTTTGGATTTAAATAGGAATAGGAACATGCCATATTTATAGAAAATAAATACTATAATATGACAAATATTCAACCAACATCTAGTGTTAGTGGATTAAACCTAGATAAATTAAAAGGACATATTCCTGATGCTGTGATTCAAATGATCCCAGATACAGCAACTAAATTTCAAATAAACACACCATTAAGATTGGCTCATTTTTTAGCCCAGTGTGGTCATGAAAGTGGTGGTTTTAAAGCCACTCAAGAAAATTTAAATTATTCAGCTGATGGTTTGAAAAAAATATTCCCTAAGTATTTCCCAGGAACATTATCTGAAGGTTACGCAAGAAATCCTCAAAAAATTGCTAACAAAGTATATGCTTCTAGAATGGGTAATGGTGATGAAGCTAGCGGTGATGGATTTAAATTTAGAGGTAGAGGTTATATCCAATTAACAGGAAAAGAAAATTATACTACTTTTGGTAAATCAATTGGAGAAGATATGACATTAAATCCTGATAAAGTAGCTTCTACTTATGCTTTATTGTCTGCTGCTTGGTTTTTTTCTAAAAACGGATTACATAAAATAGCTGATGAAGGAGCAACAGATGCTGTAGTTACTAAAATTACTAAAAGAGTAAATGGTGGTACTATTGGTTTAGCAGATCGTATTAAACATTTTAAAGAATACTATAATTTACTTAAATAGTATATACGTATTAACTTATTATAATAATGTTTGGCTCCCTAGGGAGCCTTCATTATATTTATATTATGAGTGAAAAAAGAGGCAATACAGTTAAAATAATTCATGATTTTGATTCATGTAAATGTTTGGAGATATATGTAGGATCTTTGGGAAGATGGCATAGAGTCATACCAAAAGAATTTAGATCATTTAGTGGTAAACGTAGAATTACTACTTGGGATAAAGATGGTAATCCTATTTATAATGAACATAATGGTCCTGTTTATTATTTTATGACTAATAAGATTTGTGAAAAACCAGATGGAGAGAAAGTTCAACATTTAACTGAACCAATACCTGCAAAGAAACGCATGTCTGAGAATTTTTGATTTGGCTCCCCAAGAGTAAGATGTTATATTTAAAATGTAAAAAAATAAATAAATAAAATTAAGGTTATGTTAAACATTCAAAACAACACGTTCTTAACTAAAGAACAAATTAAAGAACAAGCAAGTTCAATTTTCACAAAAACTTCATCTCCAAATACTTCAACAAAGTATTCACACATTTCTACTGAGCGTATTATTGATGATATGGCTTTGTTAAATTGGAATGTAATTGATTGTAAACAAGTACGTGCTCGTAAGGGAGTAGGTTATCAGAAACATCTTATTGTGTTCCGTAATAATGATTTAATTATTGAGGGAGTTGATGGTGATAATGTTTATCCACAGATTTTGTTAACTAATAGTCATGATGGTAAAAATGCTTTTACTTTCACAGCTGGTTTATTTAGAATGGTTTGTGAGAATGGTTTAGTTGTTTCAGATAAGAATTTTGAAGATATGAAAATTCGTCATATGGGTTATGATTTTGAAACATTACAAGAAACTATTAAATCAATGGTTGAAAAGCTTCCATTAACAATTGATTCAATGAATAAGTTTAAACAGATTGAGTTGAATCAAAATGCAGCTCTTGAGTTTGCTAAAAAAGCACTTGAAGTTCGTTTTAATGAAGATGAAGTTAAAAACATAACAATTGATTTAAATGAGTTATTAACTCCAACTCGCCCTGAGGATAAAGGTTCTGATTTGTGGAGTGTTTATAATGTGGTTCAGGAAAAATTGACACATGGTATGTTCAATTATTCATACGGTACTAAAACACGTAAAGCAAGGAAAATTAAAAATTTCCAACAAGACATGAAATTGAATTCAGAGCTATATCAATTAGCTCTTGAATATGTTAATTAATTAATTGATTACAAAAATAACATTTGGCCCCTCAGGGGCCTTTTGTTATATTTAAAATGTAAAAAATTTAGGTTATGATAGATAATGTACATTCAGAAATTGCAAAGTATTCTAAAACTTTGATGTTTAAGGAACCATTTTATGGTTTATTATTAATTGGTTTAAATAAAAAACTAAATAAAAATATTCAAACTGCTTGTGTTTGTAAAGAAAATATAAATACAGCTTTAATGATTAATCCTGATTTCTGGATTAAACAGGATGAAAATACTAAAGTAGCTATTTTAAAACATGAATTACTTCATATTGCATTTCATCACTTAGAAAATTTAGAATCATATAGTGATAAAAAATTATTAAATATAGCTGCTGATTTAGAAATAAACCAGTTTATTGAAAATGGATGGAAAGGTAAAACATGGGATGGTTTAGAAATAAATAAAAAACCATTTAAAGAACTTAATTTACCTAAAAAAGCAGGTACTAGGATTTATTATGATTTATTACTTCAAGAAGTTAAAAATAATCCTGATGGTGATATTGCTGGTATATTGAAAGCTCTAGGTGGAGATGAGGATGGAGAAATAACAGTAACATTAAGTGATGGATCAACTATGACTGTACCTTGTTCTCATGAAATGTGGAAAGAGTTTGAAGGTATGAGTGAAGCTGATAGAAAATTATTAAGTAAACAAATTGATCATCAACTAAAAGAAGTAGCTAATACTATCAATAAACAAAGAGGTACTATACCATCAGAGTTATCTGAGTATATTAATGGTTTATTTGAAATAGTAGAACCAGTTATTGATTGGAAGTCGTATTTAAGGCGCTTTAATGGTATGGCTACCAAAGTATATACTAAGAAAACAAGACGTAATTTAAACAAACGGTTAGCCGGTAATCCCGCATTAAAAATCAAACAACGTAAGAACACTTTAGTAGCAATTGATACTTCAGGTTCAGTTAGTAATAAGGATTTAGAGGAGTTCTTTAATGAAATACACCACATTTATAAAACAGGTACTGAAGTAGATATTATTGAGTGTGACGCTGCTATTCAGAGAGTTTATAAATATGATGGTAAACAAAAAGAAAAGATAGATGTTAAGGGTAGAGGAGGAACTAGTTTTGAACCAGTAATGGTTTATTTAAAAGACCATAAAGATAAATATCAAAATATTATTTATTTAACTGACGGTTATTGTTCTGCTCCTGAGACTCCACCTATAAGACCTATATTATGGGTTATTAGTGAAAACGGATCTATGAAATATGATTTACCAGGTAATAAAGTTCAAATAAAAAGATAATATGGAAACAAAAGCAACTTATATAAATAAAATTGATGGGGTAAAAGATTATGTTTTATGTAAAAAAGTACTACCTGTAGAGTATGAAAAATACATTTTACCTTACTTTAATATGTCTGATAAGGTAGTTTTAGGAGGAAGCATAGCATTAAATATGTTAGATTTAATGAAGTTAGATTATTCTGAGAGGCAACCTGATTTAGATTTTTCATTATCTGCTCCTTTTACTGATAGTGAGTTATCAGTTATGGTTGATTTCTTTGATTTAAGAAGAAGAGATGCAAATCCATATGCTCCTGAAGGTAAAGGGGTGGTTACTGATGATATTTTAAAACAAGATTTAATATTATTTTCTAAAATAGAAAAAGTAGAAAAAACAGATACTAATATTCCTGCAGGAGTTTTTATTGATGAAAGACAAGTCTATAAAGTTGATTTCTTTAATAATACTTATCTCGCTGAAAGAGATGTAATACCAATTACATATATTGATCATGAAGAAAATGAATGGTCTATTAAATTGACTCATCCATCTATTATTTTAGCTGCTAAAGCTAAATATGCTTTTGATGTTAGAATTGGTAAACAGTTCAAACATTGGGAGGATATTGAGGAACTATATCAAAGAAAAAATAGTGAAAAATATTTTAGAATAATGAGACAAATTGAGAAAGTTATGAGTGAAAGAAAAGATAGACAAAAAAGTGTATTAATGTCAATATCATTAGATAATAGTTTCTAAAGGCTTGGCTCTTCAGGATCATTATGTTATATTTACAATGTAAAAAGATAAAATTAAAATAAAAATAAAGGTTATGGCTAAAAAAACATCAAAAACAGAAGCATTATCATTAAATCCAAATGAATTAAAGGATTTTTTAAAACACATTATTACTAATAATCGTTTTCTACAGGAAAACAACAAGCTACCAGTTTCAACTGAGGTAGTAGGAGAATCAGGTATTGGTAAAACATCATCAATTGTTCAACTTGCTGAAGAATTAAATTTAAGTTTTGTTAAGTTAAATTTAGCTCAAATTGAAGAAATTGGTGATTTAGTAGGTTTTCCAATCCGTCAATTTGAAATGGAATTGGATAATAATAAATTATGGATTGATGAACATGCTTTTGATGAATATAGAAAGTTAGGTTATAAATCAACTTCTAAAAATAGAATGAGTTATTGTCCACCTGAATGGATTGCTGGTAAAGAAAATGGAGGTATATTATTATTAGATGATTGGAATAGAGCTGATGTTAGGTTTATACAAGCTGTAATGGAGCTTATTGACCGTCAACAATATATTAGTTGGAAATTACCTAAAGATTGGCATATTATTTTAACCGCCAATCCTGATAATGGTGATTATTTAGTTAACAGTATTGATACAGCCCAAAAAACACGTTTTATCTCAGCTAATCTTAAATTTGATTTAAATACATGGGGTAAGTGGGCTGAAGAAAATGGATTAGATGGTCGTTGTATTAACTTCTTATTAATGCATCCTGAGTTAGTCACTAAAGAAATAAATGCAAGGAGTATAGTGATGTTTTTTAATTCAATCTCATCTATTAAATCATTTGATGATCAATTACCGTTAATTCAAATGATTGGTGAAGGTAGTGTTGGACAAGAATTTGCTAGTTTATTTACAATGTTTATTAATAATAAATTAGATAAAATGATTACACCTCAAAATATATTTGAACAAGATGAAAAATATGTTTTAACAACATTAAAAAGTTTAGTAGGTAAAGATAAGAATTACAGAGCAGATATTGCCTCAACATTAGGTACTAGGATAACTAATTATTTAAGTGTTTATGTTAAGGATAATAAAATTGAAAAACTAATTATTGATAGATTAAGTAAAATTGTAACTGAAAATATATTCGCTACTGACATATGTTATCAAATGGTAAAATCAATTTATAATGAAAATCCAAATAAATTTAATTTATTAATGTTAAATAAGGATTTAGTTAAATATATTATTAAATAATAGTTTGGCTCCCTCAGGAGCCTTACTTATATTTATGATGTTAAAATTTAAAATAAAAATTAAGGTTATGACAATTCAAAACAAAACAAAATTAGTTAGTCAAATTAATTATAATGGACAAAGTGATGAATTTTGGGAAGGTTATTATAATAGACAATATATTATAGATCCAGTTGATGTTTATAATTTAAAATCATATATAGACATAATATTAACAAGTAATAATATTATTGATAATACAGATATTATTTATACTAGTCAACTAAGTGAAATACCTCGCTTTAAATTAAAAGAATTTATTAAAGAAAAAGGTATTAAACGTACTTCTAGATTAGGACAAAGTAATTGTTTTATTTTAAGTAAAAAAATAATCCAGGATTTATTAAAAATAACAGAATTATTTAATAAACCAATGGATATGTATTTTACTAATGAAAAATTAACTGATAGAGTTTTGTCTTATTTTAATAATAACAATCAAAATAATTCTTATTATAAGAAACATATTAAAACTGATGATAATGCTGATGAGTTATTCTTTTTAAATAAAGATAGTTTTAATCAATTACAAAAAACATCCAAAAAATGGAAGTATGATGTTAGTGATTTTAAATTAAAAAAATATAATTTTTTGTATTATAGAAACACTAAAAATATTGATTTAGTAAATACATTATTATATATTCGAAATAATCCTCATATTAAAATAGTATTTGATGAAAACTTATTTACTGATTTAAATAAAGAAGGTATCCAATTAGATACTGATATTGAGTCAGTTTTAAAGGATATGATTTATAGTAAAGATGCAGCTAACATTAAGTTAGGTTTAGAAATGATAGCTAATTTAGAGCTTAATGATTATACCTTATATAAAGTATCTTTATTTTTAAATAATTTTGTTAATATAAGTACTGAAAGGCAAGCTAGAACTAATAGAGGAATGATTAATGTATTAGCTATGAATAATCGTAATTTAAAAACATTATTAAATATATTTAAATCTAAAGAAATTTATTGGGATAGAGATTGGAAATTATTTGTAAGTGGTTTAATTAAAAACTTTACTGGAACAGAGTATGAAATATTTATTAAAGAATATCTTATTGATAGATTAAACAATGAGTTTAAAACTTTAGCAGATGGTATTAAAATAGAAGATCTTAAATTTGCTAAATAATAATATTTATATTATATTGTATTATAAATTAAAAATAAAATGAAAAAAGTAGCATTATTAATTGTAATTGCTGTTATATTTACAGCATGTCAAACAGACAAAACAACATCAAATCCAGTAAATGAAGATTCAACTGAGGTATTAATTGACACTATAGAATCAGATTCAGTAGTTGATGAGTCAATAATTCCAATTTCACTTATTATAGAATAAATAAAGTTGTATTAAAGTACCACGAGGCTTCCCGTAAGATCAGCTCACTTTGCTGTGGTCATATCGTGGCATAAACGAATAGCCCAAGGCATAAGTTATAGTCACACCCCTCAGAAAGACTAGTAGACGTACTAGACACTGCTGAGGGTTTTTTCTGTTATTATGGATATAAATAAAATATTTGAATTATTTGAGAATAGTGAAACTTTAAATGCTGAAAAACAAGTATTTAAAAATATTAATGAACATCCTCTGTTTTGGATTAATATGTTTACTCGAATTATATTAAATTATACTAATTCTAAATCAGCCCACTTAATGTTGTTTAAAACCATTTTTCCTGATTTAGACATAAATGATATTAATAATGCTGGAGAGTATATTATATATACAAAATCTTATGTTTTTCTCAAACGTTTAAATATAGAATGTGAACTTGATTTACAAGTAATACAAAATAGTACAAATTCTGAATTTTTAATAGCTCTAGAATCATCTTTATCATATTATGAAAAACATGAAGAGTATGAAAAATGTGCTTTTATTTTATCAATTATTAATATTATTAAAGTAAATTTATCTTAAGTTTGGCTTAATGAATATTATTCCGTATATTCTTAATACGGGTTTAAAGGATTAAGAGACAGAAAGATGAACGATAGAGAGAATGAACAGATAAATAAAACAGAAGAAATAAATTAAAAATAATATGAGATATAGAGAATTAACAACACGTAAATTAGAACACGTAGAAGGACAATTAAAGACACTTAAGTTTATGGTAAATAGAGGAGAACCTATTCAAGAATTTATTAATAAACTTAATTATACTGAAGAAATTATTTCTGATGTGAAATCGCTTATTCAACAAGAACCATTATCACCAGAAGAAGGATACGGATTACAATAATATGAACTTAACAGCTGAACAAATATCTGAAAATTGGGATAAATTAATGTCTAGAATAGACACTTATATCTTAGAACCTCGTAGAACCAAACTTAAAGATTTCTATGAAAAATATGCTGAACGTATTATGTTAATGCCAGCTGCTCATAAGAAAGAATATCATAATGTATTTCCAGGTGGATATGTAGAACATGTACTTAGAGTAATCGATAGTGCTATTGATATTAATAATATATGGGTAAAATACGGAGTTGATACTTTTACATATACTATAGAAGAATTAGTATTCTCAGCTCTAAATCATGACTTAGGAAAAATGGGAGACGAAAATAATGAAGCCTATATTCCTCAGACTGATCAATGGAGAAAAGAAAAACTAGGTGAAGATTATAAATTCAATGATCGTTTAGAATTTATGTCAGTTCCAGATCGTGGATTACATTTATTAATGTCTCATGGTGTAACATTTACTAAAAATGAAATGTTAGCTATCAAACTCCATGACGGTTTATATGATGAAGCAAATAAACCATATTTAATTAATTATTTACCAGAAACAAAACCTCGTACTTCATTAATTTATATTTTACATCAAGCTGATTTATTAGCTGCTCGTGTTGAATTTGAACGTGAATGGTTACCTAAATTAAATAATAATACTCCAGTTACCACACCAACTCCAAAATCTAAAGTACCAACTAAAAATAAAGCATTAGGTAGTATTAAAAGTGATAGTTTAAAAAACATGTTAGATAATTTATAATGATTATAGCAATTAGTGTATTAAGTGTTTTAGTTGTGATCCTAGGGTTCACAACTTTTAATCTTTTAAGAAAAAATGAAAAAGCAGAAGACATCATATTTTCTTATAAAGCATATATGGATAGTATCAATGAAGCTATTTATTTTACAGATAAAAAATTAAAAGAAATTGATGAAAAAGGTATATTTAAAAGTGATGATGAAATTGGATTCTTTTTTATTAAAGTAAAAGAAATACAAAATATACTAAATCAATATAAGATTCCTAAATAATATGGCTAAAACAAAAAAGAAATCTATACCATATTTCACCTCAGAAACTGAGAAGGCTATTGTATTATATAATAATACTAGTTCTCTTAAAGAAAGAAATAAAATATATTATGAAAAAATACACCCAGCATTTTTTAAATTAACTGAGAATATTATTCATACTTTTAAATTTTATTATACTGAAGTAGATAATATAGAAGATTTACAACATGAAGTTATAATATTTTTATTATCTAAAATTCATCTTTTTAATCCCGATAGGGGCGCTAAAGCTTACTCTTATTTTGGAACTATAGCTAAACGTTATCTTATTATAGATAACGCTAAAAACTATAAAAAACGAGTAGATAAAATTGAAATTGAGAATATTAGTGAAGACGAAAAATTTTCATATACATTAGATAATAATATTAGTACTAATGATCAGTTATATTGGTTTATAGATCAATATGTAGAATATTGTACAAATAATATTTATAAATTGTTTCCTAAAGAAAATGACGCTAAAACAGCAGATGCTATTCTTGAACTATTTCGTAAACGTGAACATTTAGATATTTTTAATAAAAAAGCATTATATATTTACATTCGAGAAATTATAGATATAAAAACACCTAAAATTACTAAAATAGCTAATACATTACATTCTATATTTAAAAATAGTTATTCTTATTATTTAGAATATGGGTATATAAAATTTAAATAGAATATATTTATCATAAATAAATAGTAATAAATATGAGCGAATTTGATAAAATTATATTTGGTAAAAAATCCTTTTCAAATCTACTTGAAGAGATATATGATAATCAAAAGAAAAAATCACGCCAAATATCATCATTAATAGCTGAGTTGAAACCTCTTGTTCAAGAAATAAGTGACGCTACATTGATTGTTCCATTAATTAAAGAATATTTAGAAATAGATGTTAAAAATGATGAACAATTAGTTAAAATAGCTACTATTATTCAAAGAACTATGAATAACTCAGCATCAGCAAATGATGGTAGTTTTGGTATTTCAGAAGAAGAAAAAGCACAATTAATGGCTGAAATAGATAAAATCCAAAATAATGGCTAGATTTAGAGACGGACAAAGTGCTATAAATAATACATATAATTCTACTCCATATGATAATGTATTAGGTAATTTATTTAGTAAAATAAAAACCTTAGATTCAAAGGTTGTTAGGGTTAAAAGTATTATCCTTGACTCAACTCATCCAAGATATAATGAGTTAGGTAAAGAAAACAGTATAGGTACTATAATATTTGATGATAATATTGAATTATCAAATAAAAGTAACAATATTGAATCATTACCTTATGCTAAACCATTAAATAATAATATAAAACATTATCCTTTAATTAATGAATTAGTTGCTGTTTTTAGATTTCCATCAAAAGAAATAGGCAAAAACACAGCTATAAAACAAACTTATTACACAGATATCATATCAATATGGAACTCACCTCATCATAATGCATACCCAGATATACCTAATCAACAACCACTACCTCAAGAAAAAAATTACTCTGAATCTGAAATAGGTAGTACTAGTAAAATATTAGATACTCCTAATAAAATAAATTTAGGAAATACTTTTATAGAAAGATCAAATATACATCCTTTATTACCATTTGAAGGAGATTTTATTTTAGAAGGTAGATGGGGTAATAGTATTAGATTAGGTTCAACAGTTCAAAATACACCTAATAATTGGTCATCAACTGGTAATAATGGTGATCCTATTGTTATTCTTAGAAATGGTCAATTAATTGACGCGGCAGATAATGGGTTTGAAAATATTATAGAAGATATAAATAAGGATTTATCTTCTATTTATTTAACTAGCACACAACAAATACCATTAATAGCATCCCAAACTATATATAATAGTTATTCTGAACAACCTACCTCACCAAATCAATACCAGGATAAACAAATAATATTAAACTCAGGTCGTTTAGTATTTAATAGTAATAAGGACCATATATTATTAAGTAGTGCTCAAACAATAGGATTTAACGCGATTAAAGGATTTAATTTTGATACTAAAAATAATTTCATAGTTAATGCCTTAACAATAAAACTTGGAGGTAAAGATGCTACTGAATCAATATTAAAAGGTGATACTACTATAAAACTCCTATCAGGGTTAGTAAATCAATTAATAGCATTAGCTACGGCTTTACAATCAATTACTACACCTGCTGGTCCTGCTGTTGCTCCAGCAGCTACCCAGTTAATTCCGTATTTAACTCAATTAAAAGCCGAATTAGAAACAACAACCAAATCACTAATAAGCAAAACATTGTAATGGCTTTAGGAATAGATATAAATACAATCCAAAATGCTACCCCAAATAATTTAAAAAAACAGGGTATTGATAAGCTATCAGATATTCTTATTAAAAAAGGTGAAGAAATAAAAACTCAAATTGAACCTAAATTAATACAAGAAATTAAAAATGCTAAAGATGAATTTTTATGTTCAAATCAAGAAAAATTAAATAATTTAATTCAAGTTAGAAATAATATTGTTGATAGATTAAATAGTATATCTAATTTTTTAGATCAAACTACATCAGCATTTGCAGGAATAGCTACATTATTTGAATTATTAATATTAGTTAAAAATGTATTAACTGTAACTAAACTAGGAATAAACATAGCTTCTAAATTTCTTCCTGTTATAAATGGAGGTATAGTATCTGGAATTGATGATTTAAATACTGCTACTAATAATATAACTTTTGATAATTTAGGTAACTCACGTTTAGAAAAACTCCGTAATATTAGCGGTGGAGCAGCGATTGCTACATCATTATTATCAGTTACTATAAAAAGTGTTATTTTATTATTAAATCAATTAGATGTGGAACTAATTAAATGTTCTAACATAACTCTAATTCCTATTAATCAAAATTTAATAAATATAAGTAATCAAGCTATTGAGGCTGAAAATAGTCCTAATGAAAATATTTATGAAGGATTTGTAATTCAAATAGAGACTATACCTTTTTCAAATACTGTAAATCGTTTTAGAGCTATAGGACTTAACTCAGATAATATAAAACTTATAGAAACACCGTTATCATTCACAACAAATCAACAAACATTAATAGATGAACTTAAATTTATTATTGATTCTCAGGACCTTAAAGCTTATTAAAAAACTAACTAATTAAATATTTATAATTATATGAAACCAACTGAATTTAAAAAAATAATCAAAGAAGCTGTAAAAGAAGCAATTCATGAGGAACTAAAAGACATTATTTTAGAAGCCGTTAAATCCCCTAAATCAACACCAGTTGGGATAGGCAGGGCTGGAGTAGTTAATGAGAACATAACCCCATCACCTGAAAAACGTCAACGCTACATGGATGTTTTAAATGAAACAGCAGGTTTAGCCTCAGGAATGGACACAATTAGTATGACAAGCGCTAATGTATTTAGACCTATGGCTGTGAATACTGCTACTGAAGGATCATCTTTACCACCAGGTGAAGTTGATATGAGTCAAATTATGGGATTGTTAAATAATAGATAATGAGTTACGGAGCTAAAAAAATATTTCCTATTGATACAAAATCTAGAATAGCCATAGGTGTGTCTATTCCTTTTAATCAACCTGGAGTATTTGGTTCAACATATGTCACTAAAGATTCTATTAAAACTAATTTAATTAATTATTTTTTAACTAATACAAATGAACGTTATTTAAATCTATCTTTAGGAGGCAATTTAAGAGTATTTATATTTGAACAAATAACATCAGGTAATATAGATTTTTTAAAAGAAGATATACAAACTCAAATACAAAATTTTTTCCCTAGTGTTATAGTTGATTCATTAAATATATTACAAAATCCCGATAATAATAGTATTACTATAGAATTATATTATAGTATAGCTAACACAGGTATAACCGATAACTTACAAATTGAATTTCAATAAAAATGGCTGAAAATAGAGATATAAAATATATTAATAAGGATTTTAGTGAATTAAGACAAGCGTTAATAAATTTCACTAAAACTTATTTTCCAACAACATACAATGATTTTAGTCCTACCTCACCCGGTATGGCTTTTATGGAAATGGCTGCTTATGTTGGAGATGTATTATCTTTTTATCAAGATAATCAAATACAAGAAACATTCCTTCAGTTTGCTCGCCAAACAAATAATCTATATGAATTAGCATATATGTTTGGTTACAAACCTAATGTAACAGGTGTAGCTACTGTTGATATTGATTTATATCAACAAGTACCTACAATTACAAGTGGAAGTGTACAAGTACCTGATTTTTCATATGCTTTATATTTTGCTCCAAATTCAACATTTAGAACAACATCTACTAATCCTATAAATTTCTTAATACAAGATCCTATTGATTTTAGTGTATCAAGTTCAAATGATCCAACTGAAGTAACAGTTTATAGTGTTGTTGGTAACCAACCAAATAGATTCTTATTAAAGAAAACTCGTAAAGGTATTTCAGCTACTATTAATACTACTACATTTGCTTTTAGTGATCCAACACCATTTGCCACAGTAGATATTAATACGGATAATATAATTGGTATTTTAGATATAACTGATAGTGATGGTAATATATGGTATGAAGTTGATTATTTAGCTCAAGAAACTATATATAAACCAATAAAAAATACTAACACTAATGATCCTAATGCTTATTTAAATAATGGAGATGCTCCTTATATTTTAAAATTAGAAAAAATACAAAGAAGATTCGCAACACGTTTTATTAATGATACAACATTACAAATACAATTTGGATCAGGTATAGCTTATGATAATGATGAAGAAATAACACCTAATCCATTTAATGTTGGTATAGGATTATTATCAGAACAAAATAAATTAACTACAGCTTATTCACCTTCTAATTTTATATTTACAAAGACATATGGTATAGCACCATCTTCTACAACATTAACAATAAGATATTTAACTGGAGGCGGTATAGAATCAAATATTCCTGCTAATACAATTAATACTATAGTTAATACTCCTGTATTTTTAACTCCTAATTTAAACAGTGTAACCGCAAACTCAATTATAAATTCAATAGCTGTAAATAATACTTTAGCAGCAGATGGAGGACAAGATGGAGATACTGTGGAAGAAATAAGACAAAACTCTATAAGTAATTTTGCATCTCAACTTCGAAATGTAACTGCGGATGATTATTTAGTTAGAGCTTTAAGTTTACCATCTCAATATGGTGTTATTGCTAAAGCATATATTGAACCTGTTAAAGCACAAAATGTTTCTTTAGGTGAAATACCCTCTACCTTAGATTTATATGTTTTATCATATGATAATAATAATAATTTAAGAATATGTTCTAACACTTTAAAACAAAACTTATCAACATATTTATCACAATATAGAGTAATAGGTGATTCTGTTAGAATTAAAGACGGATTTATTATTAATATTGGTGTTAATTTTGAAATAGTAGTTCTTCCAGACTATAATAATAATGATGTTCTTTTAGAATGTATTAATTCTTTAAAAGAATATTTTGCTATAGATAAATGGTCTATAAATCAACCTATAATATTAAGAGATTTATATATCATTTTAGATCAAATAGATGGTGTACAAACTATTAAAAATGTTAATATTGTAAATAAAGTTGGAACTAACTTAGGATATTCACAATATGCTTATGATATTGAAGGTGCTACACAAACTAATGTAATATACCCTAGTTTAGATCCTTCTGTATTTGAAGTAAAATACCCATCATCAGATATATTAGGAAGAGTTGTTTCTTTATAATTTAAAATTAAAAACTATATATAATGGCTGTTTATAAAATATACCCATACAAAGATACTACATTATATTCATTTTATCCAAATGCTAATACAGGACTAGACTCTATTATTGAAGTAGGTAATTCTATAACATTTGAAGGTAATTCAAGTGTTTTTAGATTTTTGTTAGCATTTGATCAAGATGAAATTAATGATGTTATTAATACTAAAATTAGTAGTTCATTATGGCAATCTAATTTAAAATGTTATATAGCTAATGCTGAAGGAGTAAGTTTTAATAGTACAATATATGTTTATCCAATATCGGGTTCTTGGGATAATGGAACAGGTAACTTTGGAGACAATCCAATAGTAAGTGATGGCACTAGTTGGAAATGGAGAACTTTTGAAAGTGGTAGTGCTTGGGAACAATCAAATTTTGGACTATATGCTACTGCTTCATTTCTTAATACAAATAAAGGAGGAGGAGTATGGTTTACAGGTTCTTCAAATCCAAATTTAAATATTATTTCATCACAATCATTTGATATAAGAAGTGATAAAGACTTTAATGTTGTAGTAACAGATATAGTTAAAGGATGGTATAGTTCATCTTTTAGTAATAACGGATTTATAGTTAAATGGAGTGATTCAATTGAATTTTCAACATCAAGTTCAATTCAACCTGATCTAAAATTCTTCTCAGTTGATACTAATACTATATATCCTCCAGAATTAGAATTTAAATGGAGAGATTATATTTTTAATACTGGATCTTCATCTCAAACTATAATAAATACACCCCAACTTTATGCTTCAGTAACAGAAAATCCAGGATTTTTCTACCCAGAAAGTGTAAATAAATTTAGAATAAATTGTAGACCTACATACCCAGTTAGAACATATCAAACTTCTTCAGTTTATACTAATAATTTTTATTTACCAACATCTTCATATTATGCTATAAAAGATCTAGATACTAACGAATATATTATTGATTTTGATAATCAATATACTCAAATAAGTGCTGATAGAAATAGTAGTTATTTTACTTTATATATGAATGGTTTACAACCTGAGCGTTATTATAAAATATTAATCAAAACTGTTATAGATGGTAATACAATAATATTAGACAACAACTATTATTTTAAAATAATTAATGGATAATGGATCAAGTAAATTTAAATAAAAATGTATTTGAAAAAAGACAATACCAAAAGGTAATTGATACTTCTTTTACTCAACTTATTCCTCAAATTATCACATCAATTGAAGAACAAACTATAACTATTGATCAATTTTTTAATTATTACAACCAGTTATTTTTTGATATACCTAAACTTGGAGAAATAAATTCTCATGAATATCTTATAAAAACAAGTCAAGAATATGTTGGTTCAACTTTTCAATCTGATAACATTCAAGCATTGATTGATGAAGTAACATTTTTAAGACAACAAAATTTAGACTTACAGCAACAACTTCAAATCATAAATAACAATTTATCAAATAATGGATAAAATAGTTAATATACAAAATTTAGACCCAGCTACTTTAGAATTACAAACATATTCTACAGATGATCAAAATTTAATATCTAGTTTTGATTTAGAGAGTTCTTTTACTTCTAGTGTAGATTATATAGAATATTCAATATATGATGTTAATCAAAATTTATTATTATATATAAATAATTTTACTAATTATTCATTATTAAATAATATCCTTCAGATTAATCCTGAACAAGATTTAAATTCATATGGATTTGATGAAGGCCAATATATAACAAATTATAGTTTTCTTAAAAATATATTAGGAACAACTCAAAATAATAGATATTACATATCAGAAATAAGTTCAGATAGAACTGAAATACGTTTAGATACTAATTTAATATCTAATGATATTGTTATAAATCAAACTAATGATTATAAAATTCAATTAGAACAATCACAATATTATAAAGACTTTTATTTAAATTTTAGTAATAATGATTTAGTTATAGCTAATAATGTATTATTAGATAATTCAACTCCTGATAATCCAACAGTCTTAATAAAACTATATGAGCCTCTACCAACACAATTTGATTTAAAATCAGAATTATCAGTAGTAGAAACTATATCAGATCCATTAATATACCAAATAGATATAACTTTAATATTTAATGATTTAGATAATAATATTCAATTAAACGGACCTAATTTTAATATTCCTATAAAAGATAGAATTAATAATTCTACTGAATTTGTTAGTTTTAATAGTTTAAATAATACTACATCACAGTATGGTACTTCTAGTTTACAATACCAATTAAATAGTATTTTAAATGAAAAAGGATTTGAAATAAATATAGATTATAATAATTATTCTGATTTTATATTTTTCTCATCAGCACAAACTAGGTTAGAAAATTTTTATTATAAAATGTCTTTAATTGAAGAATATAGTAGATTATCAAATCAAAATATTACTGGTTCAGCTACTAGTTCATACTATGTATCTTCAAGTTTTGATATATATCAAACTAAAATAAATGATATTATAACTCAATTTGATGGTTATGAATATTTCTTATATTATGAATCAGGTTCAAAATCATGGCCTAAAACTAATGTTGATATTCCATATATTAATGCTTCTACAGGTTCAGTTTTAGTTCAATCATGGTTAACATCACAATATATTAGTGCTTCATATTATGATAATGATTTAAATCCAAATAACTTAATTAATACTATACCTAGTTATTTAAGAGACGATTCAAATAATAGTCAATACATTTTATTTGTTGAAATGATTGGCCAACATTTTGATAGTATTTGGGTTTATATTAAAGATATAACTAATAAATATAACGCTGATAATCGTTTAGATTATGGTGTATCTAAAGATTTAATATCAGATGTATTAAAAGACTTAGGTATTAAAATATATCAAAATAATTTTTCTACAGATGATTTATATAGTGCATTTTTAGGTATTACACCTGGTGGTTTATTAGTTCCTCCAACTGGTAGTGAATTAATAACTAACTACATTTCAGCATCATTTAATCCATATGTACTTCCAGGATATGTTATTACAGATTATGTAAATGGACAGCCAATAATTGTTCCATTAGCTGATGTTAATGCCTCAATTTATAAACGCATTTATCATAATGTTCCGTATTTATTTAAGAAAAAAGGCACAGTTGAAGGTTTAAGAGCATTAATAACATTATATGGTATTCCAGATACTATTTTAAAAATAAATGAATTTGGAGGTAAAAATAAAGATAATTCAAATGATTGGGATCAATGGCAAAATCAATTTGATTACGCCTTTGATACAGAAGGAACAAACTTTATATCATCTAGTTTTACTTTAAATTCATCATGGTCATCATCTAATGGAGTACCTAATGCTATTGAATTTAAATTTAATCCAAATTTACTTCCTACATCAAGTACAACACAAACATTAATTTCAGCTGATTCTACATTAGTTTTAACATTAGATTATACAGTTATACCTACATCATCATATTCAGGTTCAACAACATCTCCATATTATGAATATGGTACTTTAACTTTATATCCTAGTATTTCAGATTTAAATAACACAGCTAGTATTTACTTACCATTTTTTGATAATAGTTGGTGGTCAGTATTATTAAATTATAATGCTAGTACTATTACTTTAGTAGCTAAAAATTATTTATATAATGGAGAAGATGGAAATCAAATAGGTTTTCAAAGTTCTTCATCAGTCACAGATATTTCAAACGAATGGGATCAATCAACTGTAATATACTTTGGTTATGATTCAGCTCAAACATATGATAATTATGATGGTTTATTACAAGAAATAAGATATTATACTAGACCTTTAAGTCAAAGTATTTTTGATGATTATGTAATGAATCCATACTCAATTGAATCAAGTGAATATTTAGCTTTTAGAGCTCCATTAGGAGGAGAGTTATATACTTATTCATCTTCAATCCATCCTAAAGTAACAGGTTCATGGGTTACTACTTCATCATTTACTTCTAATAGTAATTTTTCATTTGATACAACTCCAACATTTACATCTTTTGTACCTAATACTAATACTATATTTTTAGATCAACCTTTAGTTGGTATAAGAAATATTGTTAATAATAAAATTAAAATAGCTCAAACTATTTTACCATCAGGTAATACATTATCACCGTATATTAGAACTCAACAAGAACTATCAGTAAGTGGTAGTTATACTAAAGATTTAAATTTATTAGAAGTAGCTTTATCTCCACAAAATGAGATAAATCAAGATATAATAAACCAATTAGGTTTCTTTAATATTGGAGAATATATTGGTGATCCACGACAATTGATAAACACTAATACTTCATATCCTAGTTTAGATACTTTAAGAAATGAATATTTTTCAAAATATACTCATAATTATAATTTAACAGATTATGTTCGTTTAATTAAATATTTTGATAATTCATTATTTAAAATGATTAAGGATTTTGTTCCTGCTAGAACAAGTCTATCATCAGGTATAGTGATTAAACAACATTTATTAGAAAGAAATAGATATAGAGTACCTTCATCATCATACTCAGAACCATATTATACTGGTTCAGTTAAATCATTCCCATTTGATTTTAAATCATCTCAATTATATAAAACAAGTGGAGGTAGTGCTGGCTCATTTTCTGAACCCACATTAAGATTTAATTTTTATACTTCATCATTATTATTAGTAGATAGTGTTACTCCATATACTTTAAATACAATCCAAGGTAATTTTAATATTAAAACAACTCATGATGGAGCAGATGATATTGAAATATATGATGGTCCAAGTGTTTCTGGAACTCCAATCTTTGTCTTCACTTATGGTGTTTCTACATCTTATAATTTTAATATTTATTCTTCAACAGGTTATTTAACTTTTCATAATACTGGTTTTACATTATCACCAAGTGCTCTTAATAATTTATTTATTAATAGCATACCCTCTTCTAATCAATCATGGTCTGAATCTATTGTTACTCCATTAGGTATAGTAAATAGAATACATTCTGATAAAAGTGAATTTTTAACTGGTGAATTAAGTGGAAGTAATATTGTAGTAACTACTCAAAGTTTAGGTCCTACTCCACTTCCATTTGAATTAGAATTAGTAGGTTCAGTTCCTGGATTTGATTTAGCTATAAGTTATGGTTATGATATACCATTTGAATTTAAATCAGATAAAGTATATTATATGCAACTTAATATAGATAATACAGATCTAGTATTCTTAGCAGGTGTCTTTGCTTTTTGGTTTGGTACTGATGATATTGTATATGAAAATAATAGTATTCCAACTTCAACATTGATTAGTCCATTTATAAAAATTGAAAACGCTAAAACTAGTACTTTAAGAATTGTTAAATTGCTTACATCTCCAACGCTTCATATATCAATTTTTATTTATGAAGCTCCTTCATATTTACCTAATCCATTATTAAATAATGCTATCTCTACTAGACCTAGTACTAAATATCTTGATGTAGATTATTCATCAGGTCAATTTATTCCTGTAAATCAACAAGCTATTTTATCAGGTTCAGCGACTAAAGCTATAACTCAAGATTATAATTGGAATGTTCGTAGAAGTACTTTACCAAGATATGCTGGTAGTAAATTAATTGGAGCACAAATTAATGAATATACTACTGGTGATATTAGTTATGGTAAAGAACCTGTTATTGAATCATATACAGATATATTTGCTTATTTTGAATGGATAGGAGCAGCTCAACCTGAAATATTTAATGCTGGTAATGTTAATATTACTAAATTAGTAAAATCAGATGGTACTGTAGTTCCTTTACAATCATTACCATTAGGACAAAGAATAACAGGTAGTTCAAATTTATTTACAGTAGAAACATTATTTAAACCTGGAGATAGTGTACAAATATATTATCTATCAAGTAGTATAAATAATGTATTACCTGCTTCATCTAATATTATTGATGCTGGTGGTTACTATGATACAGCTTTATACTTTTCAGGAAGCATAACAGACATACGTTTTTATGAAAATTTAATATTAAATTCAAATTCAAAACCATATTGGAGAATAGATACAAATAATAGATTTCAATTTGTCCCAAATCAATTATTTACCTGGACTAATGAAACTTGGGAAGAAGATCCATTAGTTAATGTGATATCAATAGGTGGTTTTACAAAACCTAGCTTATCAGTAATTTTTTATGATAATCCAACTACTTATTTTGATAGTGAATTTCAATTTAATACTAATTATTTTCCATTAGAAAAATATGATATTGTAAGAATAATTAATTCAAGTGCTAGTTTTGCTGAATCAAATCTAAATTATGAACAAAGACAAATAAATACAGTAAACACATCATCAACTTCTTATACATTATATTCTCCATTTACAAATGCACTTTCTAATACTGGAGCAGTGACTGGTTCATATGCTGTTAGGTTAATAAAAAAATTACGTAGAGAAGATTTTGTTGTAATAAGTAATGTATCTTCTTCTATAATAGCTCAAGGATTATTAGTTCCTCAAAATTATAATCCTGAATTAGATCCATTAGAAATAGCGAGAAAAGCCAATCTAATATAAAATTTTAAAATATTATAATATTTATAACAAGTAAAACATACATAAAAATGGCATATTTAAATAACACAACAGTAACAGTAGACGCTATATTGACAACAAAAGGTCGTGAACTTTTAGCTAAAAGTGATGGTAGTTTTAGAATTACACAATTCTCATTATCAGATGATGAAATAGATTATACTCTATATAATCCTAACCATCCATCAGGATCAGCTTATTATGGTGAAGCAATTGAAAATTTACCTTTATTAGAAGCGTTTCCTCAAGAAACACAAATAATGAAATATAAATTAACCACTTTACCTCGTGGAACTTCAAAACTACCTGTATTAGACTTAGGTTATTCATCAATAATTTTAAAACAAGGAGCTTCATTAGCTATTACACCTCAAACATTAAATTATTTAGGTGGTAATCAAACATTTGAATCATCAGGATACACAGCTACTATATCAGATGTTCGTTTAATGAAAACATTTAATGGTGTAGGAGTTAATACACCTGCTGCTCAAGCATTAAATACATCTACAACAATAGGTACTAATGTATCTAAAACTGTAGTAGGTACAACAATTAATTTAACTGCTACAACAGTTAATACATTATTTGGTTCAAATTCTCAACTATATGCTACTTTAACAGTAGAAGGTAGAGACAGTGGAGCCCGTTTAACTATTCCTATCACTGTAACTAAAGTACAATAATTAAAAAATAAATTATGTCATTCAAAAGATTAGACCCAGAAGATTTTATACTATCAGCTGATTCAATAACAGCACCATTATGGAGTACTAATGCTCCATTATTAACAACTTTTTTTACTTCTTCTATACAAGAAAATTCTACATCAGGATTATATTATTTAAGTGTATATCAAACTGGTTCAACTATATCAGGTTCTGAGGTTCAATTTGATATAGCATATGCTAATAAATTTGGTAGTGGTAGTGCTTTATATAATAGTATAGCCTCAGTATCTAATTCACCTACTAAAACAATTTATGGTCAATACAGAGCATTAGTTTTAGGTGATGAAAATTCTAATTTTATATTTGGTAATATAACTGCTTCAGATTTTTGGGCTCTTTCAGTTTCTAGAAATAGGTATAAAGAATCATTATTTCCAGGCTCATTAACATTAAGAATATCAGGCTCATTACGTTCAATTAATTTAACTGATGATTCTCAATATACTACTACTAATGTATTTACAGACGCAGGTAGAGTTTTTAACTTAATATCAGGTTCAGCAGGAGTTATAACTCCAACAGCAGGTGATGCTCAAACAAATTCTCAAGGATGGTCAAAGGCATCAGGTTCATATGGTTGGTTCTTACCAGATATAGGAATAATTTTATTGAATGCTCAAGCATTAAGTGGCTCAGCATTAGGCGCTATAGGTTTATCACCAAGTAGAAGTAATAATTCTAATGGACTAAATAATATATTATTGTTTAATGCTATAAGTGGTAGTGGTAATTTTATTTTAAATTCTCAAGAAACAGTTACATCAGATTATGTATTTGTTAGAACCCGTAATAGTGAATTTAACTACTCAGAAAATCCAACATTTATATCAGGTTCAACAGGTGAGGTATTATATTCTGAATTTGTAAATAATCCTCAAGTATATTTTACAACTGTAGGTATGTATAATGATAATAATGAATTATTAGCTGTAGCTAAATTATCAAGACCATTAATTAAAGATTTTAC